TAAATCCACATCAAAAGATGCTGCACGTTCTGTGGAAACACGGAATCAACGTAGCAAACCTCAGTCAGATACTTCGGGAATGGCTATCAAAGAGTCTGAGGTACAGAAGATGTCTCCACAAGAATACGAAAAACGATCTGATGAGATCATGGAATCTATTCGCACTGGAAACTTTATTTACGATTTATCTGGTTCAGCTAGGTAAAAAGTATTGACATTATAGTTATTTATGATATAACTATATGTATCATATGTTAGTGTGGCCCCAATAGGACACCCATACTGACGTATATTCCCCACGCAAACAACAGACCTTACGGACTTACCTAATACGTATGGCCCGTAGTTGTAGCACAAAGGCCAAGTGTTATATTCTACGCACCCATAAACGATTAGCCTCCTATATAGTACTCTGTGTGTTTAGCATCTGTTTATGCTTTAAGGAGAAAATGTTATGGCATTTCCATCAGCATCGGGTTACGGCAATTTACCCAATGGTAATTTTAGTCCAGTAATCTATTCCAAACAGGTGCAACTTGCATTCCGCAAGGCATCTGTTGTTGAAGCAATCACAAACTCTGATTATTTCGGAGAGATTGCAAACATGGGTGATTCAGTTAAAATCATTAAAGAACCTGAGATCACCGTGAAACAATACGATCGTGGTACACAGATCACACCACAAGATTTGGATGATGAGGATTTCTCATTGACCATTGACAAAGCTAACTACTTTGCGTTCAAAGTGGACGACATTGAGGAAGCTCATAGTCACGTCAATTTCCAAAGCTTGGCATCTGATCGTGCGGCATATCGTTTGGCAGACCAAATGGACCAAGAAGTTCTTGGATACCTATCTGGTTTTGCACAAGCTGCGCTTCATGCAAATGCAAGCACAGTTAACACTACTGTAAACGGCACAAAGGCTATTGATACTGCTTCTGATGGTGCTAACCTAGTTGGTGCGGAACTATTGGCTTCTATGTCACTAGACGCATCTGACTTTACAAACACATCAGGTACTGCAGGTTCAGCCAACAGTTCAATTGGTATTGAGCCTCGTGCAGGTGGTGCTACTGCTGCGAAATCTGCAACTGCAGGTAACGCATTCCCGTTGCAAATTCTTGCACGTATGTCTCGTTTGATGGACCAACAGAATGTTGATACACAAGGTCGTTGGATCGTTGTGGACCCAGTATTCATGGAAGTCTTGAAAGACGAAGATTCACGTCTATTGAACGCCGACTTCGGTGGTTCAGGACTACAGAACGGGTTGTCAGTGTCAAACCTACACGGCTTCCGTGTTTACACTTCAAACAACCTACCTTCACTAGGTACAGGTTCATCAACTGTTGGTGGCTCAAACGCTTCTAACTTTGGTGTTATCGTAGCAGGTCATGATTCAGCCGTTGCAACTGCAGAGCAGATCAACAAAACTGAAACATATCGTGACCCTGACTCATTTGCAGATATTGTTCGTGGTATGCACCTATACGGTCGCAAGATTCTTCGCCCAGAAGCAATCGTTACTGCAGCATATAACTTGGCGTAAGGGAGGATTGAACAATGGGTAAATCTACTTCTTTGTTGTCAAAAGCATACATGGTTGAGAAGGAAATTGAACTTCCAACAGCATCAGGCCGAGTTGCAGGACCAACTGTAGGAGCAGGTACACTTGTTCTTGCAGCAGGTGTTGAATTGATTGATGCTATTGACGATGTATCTGCTTATACCGTTGCAATTAATGATGAAACTACAACCTTTATGGCTGCTACATCTATAGATGCGGCGGCGGCAGGTACGTTTGTGTATGGTACTCAAACTCAAGCAGTTATTGCATCAGAAGATACAATTGATGCAGTTGCAGCTATTACTGGGTCACCTGCAGCAGCTACTGCACGAGTGTGGGCAATTGTTGTTGACGTTAACGAGGCAACTCGTGGCGCAGCAGAAGTTGACCGTGACACACTTGCATAATTAAAATACTCTGAGGGGCTGTTATTTAATGGCCCCTCTAAGCTTATCTAACGGAAGGACTCCAAAAAATGGCTATCACAACAGCAATGTGTACGAGCTTTAAATCAGAACTTTTGGGTGGTACTCATGATTTGGATACCCATAATATTTATTTGGCCCTGATTAAAGCCTCTCCTACAGGCACATATGACGCAACTACTACTAACTACTCTGATGTAACAGGTAACTCTGACGAAGCTACAGGTACAGGTTATTCAGCAGGTGGACAATTACTAGACAACGTTACTATATCAGTAGATGGCACAACAGCTATCGTTGATATTGACGATGAGGTATTTACCTCTTCAACTATTTCTGCAGACGGTTGTATTCTTTACAATGCATCTGCTTCAAACAAAGCAATCGCAGTGATTGATTTTGGTGGAACACAAACATCTACAAACGGTGACTATACTATCCAGTTCCCAACTGCAGACGCATCAAACGCTATCATTCGTATCGCTTAATAGGAGCATAGACTATGGCTCTCGTAATTAAAGACAGAGTAAAACAAACAACTACCACTACAGGTACAGGTACGCTTACCCTGAATGGTACAGTAGATGGCTTCCAGACTTTTGCTGCTGCTTTGTCTGACGGTGATACTACTTACTATAGTATCTTTGAGCCTAGCACTAATAACTGGGAAGTCGGGCTAGGAACATGGACAGAAGGTTCATCACTCCTAGCTCGTACTACCGTACTAGCAAGTTCTAACTCAGGAAGTGCTGTTAACCTTACTGCACAAGCTGAAGTATTTATTTCACAACCTGCAGGTAAAGCTGCATTCTTTAATGCTGACGGTGATCTTGAGCTTAATCGTGATCCTCAAACGGCACTACAAGCTGCGACAAAAGAGTACGTAGACACGATTGCTGCTGCAGGTTTGCACTATCATGATCCTGTACGTGTTGAGCGTGAAGGTAACCTAAGTGCTGATTACGACAATGGTACTGCAGGTGTAGGTGCTACACTTACTAACAACAGCACACAAGCTGCACTAGTCATTGATGGTGTTACATTAAGCACTAATGACCGTGTACTTATTTATGAACAAACAGATGCTACACAGAAC